CACAAGTCATTATAATCAATCCGTCAGTCTTACACATTCTATGCATATTAGTAAATGTTGCAACCCATTCTGGATTATGTTCAAAACACTCACATGAAATAATTGTATCGAATGTTTCATTTGGTGCATCAAAGTCTTGACCTTGGCAAACAATATCAACACCATTTCCTGGTCCTACATCAATTCCAACGTAATCACAATTAGAGAAAAAATCTCTTGCGGATCCATTAATGTTTAGACTTCCAACTTCTAATACTTTTTTGCCATTAAAATAACCAGAAAAATTATTTTTAACTGATTGTAAAAATTCTCTTTGTTGTGGATGTGACATTTTAATATCCTGACCTTTTTTTGATTAACTCTTTAACTTCTTCATTATCTTTTTGTTCTGCTCTTGGTACAAATAAAGCTTTTTGTCTTTTATTTTTTACATCATCCGTTGGTATTAAATAATAAGTAGCAATACTTTTTCTGTATTGTCCCTCAGGTGAAAATATACCTTCGGTTACTCCATGCCAAGAATTTTGTGTAGTATCAAATATGACTGCTCGATTAAAAAGTGGAGGTATTGATTTGATAAGTTCTTTTGGTTGTTGTGTTTCTTCATCATGTGACCATAAACCCAAATTACCACCCCAAGATTCTTGCCAATTAGGATTCATGTATACAATTAAATTGAGTTTGCGTTTCATGTCTAATTTAGGATGAATATCATAATCAAAATGAACATTCAAATAATCACCTGCTTGGTGCATGTGCACACCACCTCCGTGTAAACCATAATCAGCAACTAATTGTTTTTGTTTAGTTAGTGTTCTAAGATTATTTACAAATTCAAAATCAAGCAAATGAAATATTGCTTTATAAACATTCTTATCAAGTTTTAACCAATTCTGAATAGTTCTTTTCTTTTCAATCGCATTATCATATTTGCCATCAACATTTTTCTCGTAATCGGATGGTAAATCTTTAACAATTTCTTCTGCAAATTCTTTAGTAAAGAAATTATCAATCACTACATGATTAAATGGTTCTTGTGAAAGAAAATCTTCAGATAATTTATTCCAATTTTGTTTATTAATATACATTATATTTTTGTTTTATATTCATTTAAATAATTCATACCACCAGCATGGTAAAAATTTACTCTTTGCTCACCGATAAGTAAAAGTTGGCCATCAGTTTTATAATCCATACAAACATCATCTAACCAACCTTTTTCTCTAATATATTTTTTCCATGCCATCTCTGCAATATTATCAAAGCCATATTTTCTTAACATATCAAAGTTCCATGTTTCTTTGATAAAACTAATTTCACCAAAGTAAGATAACATAGCACACTCATCACCATTGGTTGTTGCCACCAATTTTTTATTTTTAGAAGCGTGTGTTTCAATAATTTTGTTAATATCAATACTAGGATTTACATCATAATTTGTTTTAAATACATGAGTAAATCCTTTTGATTGTAGATAATCTAACCCCATGTTCATGCAAGTAGTTTCGGCAGGAGTATTATTAGTCATGGTATTTCTACCGTCAACTAAAGTTGAATTATCGGCATCATAAAGAAAGCTATCACAATACTTTAATGCTTTTTCTGTTACCAAAGTATGGCTAGTTAGGCAGATATGGTAACCGGATTTACTTAACTTCTCACAAATTGTTTCGGTCATAAAATGACGTATTTCATTATCACAATAAGTTGTAATAAGAATGGCAATTTTATTTTTATCCATGAACTCTCTTTAGAATTGTCAAACCATTATTATTGATAAGTCTTTCAATCAATTGCCATTCAGGATGAGAATCTATAAACTCTTGAATAGCAGGCCAAATACCTCTGCCACCAAATTCTCCGTTTGTAGCATAAGTTGTTGTGTCATGGAAACCAATATACTTTCTTGCTTTATTGGCATGTAACTGTAATTCAACCTTTACTTGTTCGTAGATATGTAAACTATCAACAAATAAGAAATCTGTTGGTGCAATTTCTACAGCTCTTGTATCATCAATATGTAATGTTACATTACGACCAGCATTTCTAAAATCTTCAAATAATTTTGGAATATAATCATGTGGTCTATATTCATAACTATGTAATTCAATATCATGTCTTAGGAAAGCAAGTGTGCTTTGTGCATGACCAACACCCAATTCAGTAACGTGTTTACATTCAGATGTTAATTGCGATAATAATGGTAAATGCTCATGAATGTCTGTATCTTTTGCACAAGCGTCTTGGTATAATTGTTCAAAGTTCATTTTTAAGTCCTGTAAATAAAATATTGTGATTCATCTTCTTGTCCGTATTTCTCTTGGACAAACTTCTTCAAAACTGGTACTCTATCATATTGATGTACGATTGGGTAACATACATTTCCATATTTCACTAAACTATCTTCAAATGTAGGTTCTCTGTATAATAAATTTGGTCTAAATTGTTCTATTTTTGATGGATCCATAATTGTACCCAACTCAGCAGCCCAATCAATTGTTTTGGCAACAACTTCTTTGAAAGGTTGTGTATTGATTAATACATTGAATACTGCTTGGTCAACAATAGGAATAGGCCTGTTTGTTGCATTCGTGAAAATGTTGAACACCATATCTTTCACATATTCGGATGTACCACCAAATGTTCCAACATTAAAGATTTCATTTTCTTTGAATTGGTCATAAACATATTGTCCGTAAGCTTGATGTAAATTTTCATTGCCCCAAGGTTCGTCTTTATATTTTAAACCTTCCGAAGCAATAATGAGTTTATATCCCATTTCACACAATCGTTTAATATCTTCAAATGGATTTGCTTGGAAATAAACATCTTTTACATCTGTGGTAACAACATAGTTATATGTTTGCCAATGACCACATAAGAAGTCATAAATTGACAAGAATCGTAGTACATGAATAGGTACATTTTGTACTTGTATCATAGGTATAACAACAACGCCTTGTTGTGTTAACCATTGTACTGTTTCTTTTGATGTACTGCCGGCAATTAAAACAACATCTGTATTATCGTCAGCAACTTCTAATGCTGATAATACCCAAGGTTTTAATTGATTGATACCGTAGTTTGTATAACCACCGATAATTAGATTTTTTTTCGCCATGGGAAAACTCCATCATATTTTTCATTCATTACTGCATTACCATTGATAAAAAATTCTTCACTAACAGAACCTTTACCGCCATCAACACGATAACTCACCGTGTATTCATTTGTACAATCCCATTTAGGAAAGTGTTGAGTTATTGCTTGTAAAAATACTCTATCTTGGCCCCAACCACCATGCCATACAGATGCTATTTTAGTTGCAACATCTGTTTTGATGAAGTATGTATTAGTATCTATGTGATGTATTCCATGATATGTTGTCCATTTACCTAACGATTCACAATCATCGAAACAAGCAAAATCACCATTCTTTTTATGAATTTTACGGAGAGAATAACACCAATCAAGATTTCTATTTTCGATTGTTTCAATACATTTTGCTACGTGAGATTGATATAACCAATTGTCTTGGTCAAGGTACATAACATAATCAGTATTGACTAAATGTGTAAAAGCAGCATACACACGATGGCCATAGAAACCTTTGGCTCCCACATTAATTGGTAGAGTAGCCATCACTAATCTATCATCATCAAATTTACATTTTATTTCAATTGATTTTTCTAATGCTTGTTCTCCGTCAACCACAACATAACAGATAGTATCTTTGTATGATTGATTCAAAACAGATTCAATCGCATCTCTTAACTCTGGCGAACCAGTAGTTGGTATAATCACCGTTGCACTCATATAATCACCTAATAATTTGTATGTCTTTACCTGAAGTCCATACTTCAAGTTCTGTTCTCAGTCGACCCTCTGATTTAAGAGTTTCATATCTATTTATAGCTTTATTCCGCCACCATTCAACAATGTTTACCAATTCATGTTTATCATAGTTTTCGCCTTTTACCAATTGGTCGGTCTTACAACCAAGCACATCTACTATGTTACTAAAACCATAATCTGATACATAATATCTTTTTTTCTCTGTCAACTTTTTGGCGTTCTCAATCGTTAACAAGAATGCCTCCCCTTCAGAAGTACCTTTAAGTGCTGTTTTAGTTAAAGCTACTATCTTAGTAAAGGTCCTTAGCTTTCTACTTGTAGTTGATTCATCAGTTCCTAGAATATCTCCACCAATTCTACTCTCAACAAATTCTTTTAAATCGGTATATGTCTTACCGTTAATCATCGGTATCATATCAGAATCAGTTAAACCTTTATATCGAATATATGGTTTCATACCATCATATTGAGATACTGCTTTAGTTGAACCATACAAACTGGTAGTTTCAAATAAACATAAATTCATACCATATTTTTTGTTTACAATTTCTCTAACGGTATGTGATGTGCAAATGGCTGCTAGTAATTTACCACCAAGATAATTAAAGCCAAATGGCTGACTTGGTACAATTACAAAACCCATAATTGTAGAATGATTGAATCGTTTAGCAGTATCTTCATTCTGTATCCAAACTTGTCCAAGCATTTCATTTCTTGGTTTCATATAGATAACAGGTGAACCTAATCGAATGAATCCTAGAATCTTTCCTGAGTTTCTTTCTCTGACTGCCAGTTGTATATTTCTTCCAACTGGTGCTTTATTGACAAGAGATGATGTAATCGCAAGTAATGTTTCCCAAGTATCATTTGGTATTTCACACACTTCTATATCCATATCTTTTGGGTGCATTGTAAAATCTGAAAACAAATCATCTTCAGGTGGAAATAATGAAAACGGTATTTCAGCCACCGATTTCAATTTTTCTTCTCTCATGTATTGCTCAATGTTTGCCGTATTACTAAAATAATCAGCAAACACTTTAGCACAATGAAGTGCATCATCTCTAGTTAATATCATACTTTAAAGCCTTCAAATTTCTTTTCTTTAGTACCAAAAGTGTTTAATGGTTTATCTTTATGGCCAGCATCTGTAATATGTATCTCTGATGATTGTTCGATATCATATAACTTCATTTTAGCACGGTCAACACCAACAGTAAATCTTTTGTAATATGTTGGGTCATTGTAACGATTCTTTAATTGTTTGACCATAATTTGACCAAGTGCTTCTAAATCTTCACTCGTAATCAAAGCAAACATCAAGTCTGCGGTGGCTGGCAATCCAAATGATTCTGAGGTATCTTCAAGACCAGGATCGCTTGATGTAAATCCTGAACGAGTGGTCTGTGTGGCACTAACGATAGGTACATTATACTCAACAGCAAGGCCTCTGAGTTCTTCAGCAATTGACTTGACATATGTGTAGGAGTTAATATTTGCGCCTGCTTTAATACGAGATGAACAACAGATATTAAGATAATCAACAAAGATAATATCAGGTACGAAAGACTTTTTAAGATTAAGTTCATTGAGTAATGTTCTAAAGTGTATAGTTGAAGCCGAAGCAGTTGGATATTCTTTAATGATTAATTTACCCGTACATTTTTCACGAACACGAGCAACTTTCTTATCATACAAATCTTTTGGTAAACCCATCAAATCATCAAGTGTTACGTTGAGAAGGTTAGCATCTATTCTTTCAGCAATCTTTTCTTCAGCCATCTCCATGGTGATGTACAAAACATTTTTGCCTTGTACCATACATCCTGCAGCCACATGGCACATAAAGAGAGATTTACCAACTCCCGTGCCAGCCAAAGCAATATTAAGCGTTTTCGCTGGGAGTCCACCTTTTGTGATTTTGTTAAAACAGTCCAAATCAAAGGGAATTCTTTCTTCCCTACGGTGATAAAAGTCGTATCGTTCATCTGAGTCCTCTAAGTAATCATGTCCTACGGTTGTATCGAAGCTTATTGCTAGAGCATCCGATAATATTTTGGGAATCGAACCCTTGTCTTTTGTTTTGTCTTTGCCATCGAGAATAGAAATAGACCCCAATACTGCATTGTATATGGCCTTCTCTTGACACCACTTCTCGGTTTTGTCAACAAGCCATTGAATCTCGGCTTTTGAGTCGCTATCTTTTGACATTTCTTGGAGATAGTCCTCACACTTCTGAACTTCTTCATCTGTAAGATGATTCTTTTCCTTGACGGCAATACTAAGTGCTGTAATCTCCGGCGCATTATTATAAGTTTGCGTGAATTGTGTAATTTCATTGAATAGTGTCCTCTCTGTCCTGTCAGAGAAATAATCTTCTTTTATGAATGGTAATACTTTTCTTAAATAGTCCTCATTATAAATCAGGTGTTTCAGTATCGCTTGTTCCAGTTTCATCTACTATTTCCGTTTCAATGTTTGCCGACATAAGTTCGACCAATAAGTTGCCAATGTAGTTTTTAAAATCTTCATTCTTTTCAAGCTTTCTAGGCTTGTCTATGGTAGATTCTAACACATCATAGGCGAAAAGTAAATGCATTTCATCATTCTTTTCCTCAAATTTAACCTTACCATATTTAAAAATAGTATCTTTATATTCACCTTCTAAGAGTTTGATATTAACCGTTTCTTTATCATTCTTAGGGTAAATAAAACAATAATCAATACCTTCAATCATCTACCATCTCCTCTACTTCTTCATGTAAAATATCTCCTGTAGCAATTTGATATTTGCCTTGGACATAATCACGGAAACTTTGGCTTGTAATAATAGGCATCCAAAAGTCTTTTGTATCAGTTTCTTTGATACGATATTTCTTATCTTCTATTTCACCAGTATCTTGGTTGACCTTAGAATACCATCCGTTCGTTGGCTTGATAACGTGTCCGGATTCAAGAGCGATATCAAGCAGACCAGACCAACGGCTGATACCACCATTATGAGATACGGTAACAGGGATTTTAGATTTTTCACGAACATATCTTGATTTCTCCACATTAATAATAAAATTATAACCTACAACTTCAGTACCTTCTTTTTCTTGCTGACGACCAATAATGAAAATATTATCAGCAGAATAATAAGAACCTGTACCACCACCAACGATATCTTTAGGGAACATTCCAATTTCTTTGTAAGTATGATTAACAACAATCATTGGAATATCTTTAAGAGATAAATGTGGTGTAACCATTCTGAACAATGACTTGACCGCTTTAGCTCTTGTCATATCAGCAACTGATTTACCTTCAAGTGCATCATCAACTTCTTTCTTTGAAGCAAGATTACCAATTGAATCAATCACAATAATTAATCTATCTCCTCTTTCAACATTAGAAATCTGTTGCATTATATCTGATTTTAATTGTTCAATGTCAGTAAGAGGAGTATGAAGCACCCTATCAGTATCAATTCCAAAAGAATCGAAATAGGACTGAGGTGTACCAAACTCAGAATCATAAAATAAAAGAGCCGCATCTTCGTATTTCTCCAAATAAGATTTTGCCATCAAAAGTGAAAAGGCAGTCTTAAAGTGTTTTGATGGTCCTGCCCACATTGTAAGACCTGGTGTTAAACCACCGTCAAGTTGACCAGATAAGGCCACATTGATAATTGGTACTGGTGTTGAAATCATGTCTTTACTTGTAAAGAACTTTGATTTGGATAAAATAGCAGATTCTTTAATACTACTATTCTTTTTGATTTTGTCTAATATACTCATAATATTCCTTTAATTAAAAAAATCTTCAAGCGAACTTACCTTCTCAGTTTTCCATTGAATACAATCAAGGATAACTTTAATAGGCTCTACAAAAC